ATGGAAGAACTGATCACCACCAAAGACATCGCCGAAGCACTGGCCGTGACGCCAAAGCACGCTTGCCAGCGCGTCGTCACCCGCCCGGACTTTCCCAAGCCCGTCATCCGCCTGTCGCAGAAAACACGCCGCTGGCTGCGCGACGAGTTCGACCAGTGGCGCCAGGCCCAGCAGATCAGAGCCGCTGGGCAATAGAGGCGGCGCCCTCCCGGTAATACGATTCGATGAGGATCTTGATGTCGCTGTGCCTGCTGATGCGCACCAGCGTCATCACATCAACGCGGCGCACCGATGCAAGGCGCGTCAGGCACTCGGCCCGGGAGTCGTGGAAGTTCAACCCCTCGATGCCTGCCCGCTCCCTGCACTTGCGCCACAGGGCATCCGCGCTGGCGCTGGTGATCGTGAACAAGGCGCCCTCCTTCACCACCTCAAGGCGCTTCGCCAGGAGCCGAGCCGCTGGCTTGGTGATCGGAATGTCCTGCTTCTTGCCGTTCTTCTGCTCGGCGATGTGAATCGTCCGCCTGGCCAGGTCGATGTCTTCGGCCGTCAGCCGCAGGATTTCCCCTTGCCTCATGGCCGTGTGCAGGCCCACCAGGAAGGCAAAAGCCAGTTCCTGCATCTTGGTATCGATTCGGTTCCCGCCAGCGTACCCGAGGGCCCGGCACATCTTGCGCACCTCGGACGGCAGCACACGGCGCGTGCGCGGTTCGTTGTCCCCGGGCATGACCACCCCCAGCATCGGATCGTGAGTCAGCCAGCGCCACTCCTTGCGCGCCCGGTTCATCACCGCCTTGATGAGGTTGAAATCCCGCTGCACTGAGCCCTTGGTGACGGCCTGCAAGCGCTCATCCCGCCACGCGCTGAAGTCCGGGGCGTCGATGTCCTTCAACCACTTCTGCGCCCACTTTTCGCGCTTGAAGGCGGCCAGCCTCAAAAGCTCAAGACGCGCGCCCTTCTTGGTGGGCGACACCTCCAAAGCGTAGCGGTCTAGTGCATCGGCTACAGTCTTCCGCACCACCGCTCCGCGCCGCGTGCCGTCTATCTCCGCCTCCCGGCTCGTCGCCCACGTCCTGGCCGCCGTCTTGGTGGCGAATGTTTTGGACTCCCTGGGATGGCCCTTCTTGGCGATCTGAGCGCGCCAAAGTCCGCTGTCAAGTTGGTAGATGTAGGCCATTCCGTGGGTAAACCGTGGGGAGTGGCGGCGATCTTAACGGCGAACATGGGGAAAATCGGGAACCAGAACGGCAACCGAACCGGGGCAAATCCCAGGGTGAACGGCTCAAACCATGGTGTTTGGTGGGGAATCCGCTACCTACAGGGATAATCGGGATTTATGGGAAAGTTACCGGTCCGGGGCACCAAGAAATCTAGGTTCTACGCGGGGCGCAGCGGATCGGTGGGGAATTGATGGGGATTGATCTCCCGCCATCACGGCGGTAGAATTGGGGCGCCTTCTGCTAACGGCGGCAGGCTGTAGAAGGGCTCGGTTGGGCCCGCTAGTTCATCGGTGCGTTTTGTCCGTCCAGATTTCGGCGCACCGATGGGCGCTTTCTCGGCGAGTGGATGCCGGGGCTCTCAGATCAGCGGCGGCGTGTGCTGAACACGCAGGCTCGACGGAACAAGACATGCGTTCGGTAGTGTCCCGTTGCCTTTCACCCGCTAAGCCGATGTCCGAGTGAAAGCCGGTTGTGAAGTCCGGCCCGCAGATCTGAGAGTGCCAGGTGGCGATGGCGAAGAGTCATCCCGGTCCAGTTCGATTCTGGAGCAGTGCAGGTGCCCGGAGACACGTTCGAGTCGTGTCCGCTCTCTTCATTTCGAGGGTCAAGCGTTTGCGCAGGGTTGGGGGCTCCCGGCCGCCCTCACCAATCACCGGCTCACTGTTTCGGCCCAGGCTTGGCACTCTCCGAGGGCTGCTCGGAGTTCATCGGCTCGGGCTGCGAGCCGGACAAGAACACCTGCATCTGGTCCTGAAAGCTCGGCCCCAGTGGCACCTTGGCAGGCGGCGCGGGCAGGCTCGGGCATCCTCTCGGGGCGCTTGCGCAGCCGCTCAAGAGCATCAGCAAGGCGAGCGTTGATAGTGCGGATCTCATCTGCATGCTGTTTCCTTTGCTCTGCGGTTTCTTTGGCCTGGGCTTTGGCCTTGATCTTTGCGGCCTGTTCGCGGGCCAGCACATCGGCATCCCACTCGCCTTGCTTGAGCCTGGTGCCAACGCCGAAGCCAAGGCCCACCAATAGAACGATTGCCAACAGGATGGCGACGGCCTTGGCGTAGATGCTCATTCGTCGTCACCCTTCCAGATGTGCGGGCAGATGGTTCGAGCAAGCGCCAGCGCCTCCCCTGACTCGTACTTGATGCCGTACAGCCACGAGCGATCAAGCGGAGGCGGCAGCTTGTAGAACTTCGCATCGTCCGTGAGCATCAGATACGCCTTCTCGCGGGCTTCGATGGCGGGCGAAGTCATGCCAGCCCCGGCGAGTAGCGCACGCCGCCGTCCTTGAAAGTAGCGGTCAGCACCTGGCGCCGTGGCGTGGCCGTGAAGCTGATATGGCACCAGGATCCTTCGCAGATCAACTGATCGAACTTGATGCCGCTTGCTGCGATGGCCCTGGCAACCTGAATCGGCGAACCAAATCCGGGGGCAATGAAGTCGGCAGCCAAGCCCAACTTGTGCTGGCTGTCACGCGCCCCACCCACCGCCGTGTTCAGTTCAGGCGAGCGGTAACCGCTGCTGATGACCAGTGGACAGCCCAGCAGCGTGCGGACACCCTCAAGGCCCAGAGCAAGGTGCTCCAGGTTCTTGATGATCTCGTCGCTTGGCCTGTTGTCGATGCCGCGCCGGACTGCCGTCTGCGAGGCGGTCAGCTCGGCTAGGGTGAAGTGCGTTGACAGGTTCATGGCAGCAGTTCCTTCACGTCGTGATAGACATCGTCAGCAGACTTGTCCTGAAACTTCGCCATGGTGTTGAAGGCGATGCGCACAAACACCCAGCCAGGAAGGCAGCACGCGAACACCACGCCGATGATGGCCATCAACCCGGTGAGAGCCCGCACCTCATCAGTCACCAGCACCCAGGCCAGCAGGTCGAAGTAGAGGATCACGAATGCGCCCAGGCAGATCGAAGACATCACGCTGCTGATGAGCGCAACCGCCCACTCGCCGGTGGTCCTGGGGCGCTTCAGGATCAGCACCAGGGCCGTGCCCATGGCCATACCAAAGGCGATGCCGCCGCCTCCGATGGCTGCTTTCAGGCCCATGCTTGAGGCGTATGCGGCCCCGGCTTCGCTTGCTGATTCAATGCTCATGGCCGGCTCTGGTTATGCCATGCCGCCGACAAGCGCATCTCCGATGATCTGCCCAAGCAAGGCCGAGCCGTAAGGCGTCAGGTGGCCCGTGGTATCGGCATATATCAGGTTCTGGGCAGTGCTCCCGTCGTTCTGGCCCAGCACGGGGATGGGGTCAATGTATGGGATGCCGGTTGCTGCAGCGAGAGCACGATCAGCCGAGCGGTACGAGTCCTGCACAGTCTTGGAGACCACGCTGAAGTCCGACGCAGGATCACCAACCAAGATCACGTCAGCGCCGGCAGACTTGATCGCGTTGATGACCGCAGTAAGGTTGGCCGTGTGCGTTGCGGTCGATGTACCGGCGATTCCATCATTGATGCCTTCGCCAATGATGAAAAGCGAGACGCCAGCCGCAACCATGGGAGCGATGGTGGGCAGCATGTTCCATGCACTGCCACTTGCGGCCATCTGCGTCGAGGTCATACCTGCGAAGCCGATGTTCAGAACGCTGATGCCGCCCTCTGCCGCGTTCCACGCGATCACACCCTGGAAGAAGTTCCCGCCAGTGCCGGACGGATTCTTGACGTTGATGGTGTAGTTGCTGGCCTTACCAAGAGAAGTGGGGGCAGTAAAGCGGAAAGCAGACGCGATGGGTGCCCCGGCATTGTTGCCGGCCATCGTGACCAGCGCAGATCCGCCCACGTCCAGCGTGAGATCAGCCAGCACCGTGTTGTTGGTCACGTACATGCCCATGGCCGTGTCAACCAGCACGTCGCAATTGAAGGCCCAGGGGTTCGCGTTAGCGCTGTTCACAAAGGCGTTGCGGCCTGGGCCAGCCAATGAGGCAACAGTGGCGCCAGCAGGAATGCTGAAGCGCGCGTCGTAGATTGCGGCAGTCTGGCTTGCAGGCGCCAGGCTGACGCCGTTGTCTCCGACGATGTTCTGGTTGTACGTCGCAACGCCTAGGGCGCGCAGGCGCTTGCAGAGAACGTTGCTCGGGCACAGGGCTCGACTCTTGGTGTACTTGTCGGTAGCGCCCTGGTAGCCCACCCCGGTGGAGTTCCGCATCTGGGCGAACATGGTGTGCGCACCACCGCGGGCACTTTGAACGGCCTTGTAAGCAAGAGGCAACGCTTCTTTGAGGTTCGTTGCAAAAGCCGGCAAGAAAAGTGTGCCATTCTGAGTTGACGGAACGGGAACGCCGCTCAAGGAGAGTGCTTGAGCCTGGCCAGGCGTCAATGCATTCTGCGGTCCATTGACAGTCTGGCTGATCGAGGTAAAGCCCGAAGGCTGGGTATTGGTGCCCATTGAAATACTCCTGCGCGCTGCGCAAAAACCCATCGCTGGGCATGCGCTTCTCGGCGGAGAAGCATTTAGAAATGGTCTGCGTTTGCCTTCAGGTCATAGCCTTCCAGTCAATGCAATTTTGCGGATTTGGCCCGCTGTTTTTTGAACGAATCAGAACGCAGCCAATGCAACCCTTTTCCATGAATCGGCCGCAATGCAGACATACAGGTATGTTCCATCCGTGGCAATCATGTTGGGCGCACCAGACGATGTTGAAGTGGCAGGCGCTGCGACCATCAGTACTGGGCCAGCATTGGGCCCTATCACTGTGAGCGTTTTCCCAACGCCGTTCTCTGTGGTGGTATTGGTTCCCATTCGATCTCCTAGGCTCCAATGAGGCCGTGTTGAACAGTAAGGTCGTCTTGAATTGCCTTCACACGTTGTGCAAGTTGCACCAGAGTGACGGTCCCAGGATCAAAAGATGTCCCGCGATCAGCCGCCCCTGTCATGGGCGTATAGCCGGTCTTCCGGGCAGCCACGACCTGAAGGCCGCCGATGGAGATGGCCTCCCCTGCCGCCAGGCTCAGGCCCTCGGACAGGGAAAAACCGGTGCCGCCAAGGTCGCGCACTATGCACCCAGCTTGCGCCGTGATGGTTGGCCCCGCCGTGTTGTGCATAAGGTCTGAGCTGTTCAGCGTGGCAATGGTGATTGCCGACTCGCTCAGCAGCGACAGGCGCGAGCCGTCCACGCGGTGGAAGTTGGAAGGCTTGGCGGCACCCCCGTATGGAGTGGAGATGTCAGCGCCAACCAAGTACACGGTGCCGCCTCCGTCGCACAGAATGTTGTTCGTGGCTGGCGTCTGAAAGCGGATGTTTTTGGCCGTGAAGCCGGACAGGATCTTGGTGCTGGCGCAGACGAAGTGCAGCCCGCTTGCAGGCGCCGTGCCGTTCATCTCGCCGATTACGTTGTAAAGCGAGATGGGGAAGTTGGTGTCAAGGCCGTCCGTGGCGCCCAGACGCAGGAGAACGAAGCTATCTCCCCCAGCCTTGGTCATGAAAGTGCCGAAGAACTGATGGTGCCCAGTGGCCGCGCCGCAGTCGATGTAAAGGCCGGTCGTGCCGGCTGTCGTGTCCACGTTGCCGATGGTGCCGCCCATGAAGGTGTTGCACTCCATGCTGCTTGGCGTCAAGCCTCCAACGCCGAAGTTGTCTGCCTGGGACATGTAGACGCCCGCCAGCGTGGCCGTGGTCGGCACGATGTAGCAGTTGATAAAGGTGTTTTCTTCGCTGGCCACGTTGTAGAGGCCAGCCGTTTGGAAATAGCCTTGCACGCGCGTGTTCGTGAATGTGTGGTTTCCCGCGCTTGCGGCAGACGACCGGCCAAGCAGCAGGCCGGTTTCCGGTCTTGATGCCGTATCGCCCTCAATGGACAGCCCGGAAATCTCGCAGAACAAGCTGCCAACCAGCGACACTGTGGCCTTGCCTGTGTGACGCCCAATGATGCGTGATCCCGAGAAGCCGTATTGCCCCGAATCGCCCGTGATGCGCAGGCCACGGAAGTTTTCGAACAGCAAGGGTGCCAAGCACAGTGCCGTTCCGTGCGGGAAGTGCAGATGCCCGCCATTCCCGGCTGCCGTAGCTGCTGCGTTGATCGCCGCCGAGTCGTCGGTCGCGCCATCCAGTTTTGCAAGCCATGGAAAATCGGTGACATTAATCGTGGCCTTGAGCCTGGCGCCGATGGTGCCGGCCGCGTAGTTCAGGGTTGGGTTGAAGCCAACCAACCCAGCGCCAGAAGCTGCCCGGTTCTTGAACCCTAATGCAGTTGATCCGGTCTCAAGGGCGCGGCTGACAAATGCTGCAGCACTCTTGAGAAGCGGCTGACCGTCATAGCCGCCCAACATCAGTAATCTCCCGCCACGCCGCAGAAGTTGAGCTTGTTCGCGCCAGAGACGGCTGTTTTACTGCGAACCACCAGGATGGCGCCGGCCTCCATCATCAAGGCGCCGCCCTCGGTATACGACAGGCCAGGAATGTCGGTAGGGTTCAGCGCCGCCACGGATTTCGCACTGCCGTTGGTGCCTGAACCTGCGGGAATCAACACCTCGCCAAGCTCATAGTTCACTCCTGACTTTTGAATGGCCAGCTGCACCGTGTACGGGTTGGCGTTGTCGCTGTTCGTAACAAACACAGAGTCGATCCGCCCCCCGCTTGCGCCTGCCGTGTAAAGAGGCTTGAAAGCGGTCCCATCTGCATTGGCGACAGATGCGACGGGAGTTTTCCCGGTGGCAACGAATTGCGGTGTCGAGCCCATTAGAGTGCTCCGTAGAGAGTTGCAAGGAGTGGGTTAATGGAAGCCTTAGCCTCCTGCTCAACCTCAACAATGGCGGCCTGCACGTTGGTGGCCGAGATTGTTGCGGTAGGCGTGAAGTCAACGTCAGACGAGCCGGGCACAGTGGTGAAAACCTGCCAGCGTCCGGACGCGTAATCGGCAGCGAATGACGTGGATGTGTGGACGATGGCGCACACATAGGCATCGCCTAAATAATCGATGAGATCGCCGACGGCGTACAGCACGCTTGATGCCCACTGACCGCGCGGCGTGAATCTCGAACCTTGGATGTAGGCGCGCGTTGTCACGCTCAGCGCATAGGGCTCTACGATCTGGTCTCGCAGCTTGCCGTCATCGCGCTGGATCAACTCCAAGTTCTCGCAGAGGGCATCCGCGGTGATCTCGATGGCGCCCAGTTCGGCGTCAAGCCGATCCGTGCGTACAGTTTCACGCCCGCCCGCGTTATTGCGCGAATCGTCGTAGAACGACGTAGATGGGGTGTACTTTGGTGCCTGTGCCATAAACGCATTACGCCAGCGCGGCCCCGGGCTTTTTTGATCGAATTGCCCGATTTGACTACACTGCGCGCATGAGCAATGACACTTTGCGGCTGATCCTGGCTGCGGCGATTGGCCCGGTCTTTTGGGCCATCGTTCAAGAACTACTGCACCGCCATGCCGCCAAGAGCGCCCCCCGCCGCGCCCGTCAGCGGGAACAGGCGCTCCAGCGCGCGCATCGTTTCGGGCGAAAGCTCGGCCGGTGGTGCCGGAAGCTGACCCGATAGGGCTTGGTTCATTTGGCGCTCTGTGCGCATCTCCCCGATCTGGTTGGCCACCGCGCGCGCGCCCGGCACACGGCGTAGCAGCGGGGTATCCGCCAGTCGGTTCAGCATCGACATCAACCCTGAAGCGGTATTGCTGTTGTTGACGGCCGATCCTGCTGGCTGCGTGTTGACTGTGGCACCCGTACGAGCCACCAGGTTCAACTGCTGGATTTCCTCGGGAGTGAAGAACGCCCCCAAGCGTTGGCCACCGATAGCACGCAGTGTCTTGGCGAACCGCTCGGGCGAGAACTGAGCACGGCCGGCCAGGTTCTCGCCGAAGGCGGCACGCTGCAGGTGGGCTGCAACCTGAGCCCGGGCTTGCCCAAGCGCCGCGGGATCGCCTTCCAGAGTGGCGCGCAAGGCCTGCAGGTCTCGGGCATTGCCGTTCAGGATGAAGCGTTGAATGAACTGGTCGGGCGCGACATCATCCAGCGCGGCAGCCAATGCGGGCGTGGCCTCGATGTTGGCAAAGCGATTGCGTGCGGCCTGGCGCGCTGTGTCAAAGGCTTCGCGGGCGGCCTGGCCAGCTCCGTTGTCTGCGAACTCGGTAGCCTGCAAAGGGGTGTCGCGCAGAGCATTACGCACCACGCCGACGGCGCTGGCTTCTGGTGATCCTGCGCCCGCGCGGCGCTGCACAGAAGACAGGATGCCGTCAATCTGCACCGCTGCATCCACGTCGAATGGCGTCTGGCCGCTGCTGATGTCGTTCAGCAGGCCGCGCACTTCGGCGGGCAGAAATCGACCCCACTGCCCTTGCTCAAGCGCTGCATTGGCCGTCTGGCTAAAAGTGCCGCGCTCCAAGGGTGCTGCGCGCCCGTTGTTCATGGCCCGGGCCGCCGTGTAGGCCTCGTCCACTCCAGCGCGCACGGGCGCGTCGGCAGCCCGCAATGCGTCGATCAAGGTCTGTCCTGCCGTATTGGCCTCGGTCGCGCCTTCAGCCCCGAGATCCCGGAAGTTGTTCGCCAGCGCCTGGTTCTGATTGGCAAAGCGGTCCATCAGGGGATTGCCGCGGCCCTGTGGGGTGGCAATCTCTACGCCCCGAAGGTTGCGCTCCTGCGTGAATTGCATGGGGTTGCCGGTGGCCTGGCCGGCCGTCAGTCCTGCGTCACCGGTCAGGCCCACAGCTTCAGCCTCTGCTCGGCGAATCATGGCCGCGGGGTCAAGGCGTTGGCCTGCGCGCAGCGATTCTTCGGCTTGGCGAGTGATTGCCTGCTGCATCGCCTCTGGAATGTCGCTCCACTCGTAGCCGCCAGCCCGCGCCGCATTCGCTGCCGCCACGTTGATCTGGTCCGGCGTGATGGGCCGCGCCGCGCGCTGGACCCGACCCGCGACGTTTCGCACACCGTTGCCAATGGCTGTGGTGGCCCGTGCGACTGCTGGGGTGGCCACGGCGCCAGTTGCAGCGCCCAACGCAACCTGCCCACCTTTGCGCGCCCAGAAATTCTCGGCCGCATCATCCGATGTGACAGGCTGCAGCGCTCCGCTGATTGCGCCCTGCGCCGCGCCACGCACCGCCAGTTGCCCGACCGTGCGCGCGCCGACCATGCTGGGCCCCGCCAGGTTCGCCGGGTTGATCACGTTGCCGGCCAAGCGACCCCAGTCGAAGCCGGGATCGACCTGCGGATCAAGAGGATTGGCGCCGGAACTCGACTGGGCGCGCTCTTGACGCTGTGTACCGTACTGCTTGTTGACCTGCTGCACGAGCTTAGTTGCGCCCTTGCCAGACTCTTCAACCCGAGTGACGGGGAAACCCTTGTCGGCCAGGAAGTTGTTGAACTGGTTCACCTTGGTGGCCACGCCCTCGGGCACCAAGTTTTCGAGGATCTGGGCGCCCGCATCGATCGGGTCGCGCAGGCCCATGACATACCCGGATTTCGGGGCTGTGACTGAGCTTGGTTCGGCGGGCGAGCCTTGGCCGCGGATCTTCGCCACCCGCTCCTTCAGTTGCGGAGCATCGGCCGGCACATCGTCCGGGATGTTGTCGATCGTGATGCCGTCTTTGGTGGTGATGCTGTAGGGCATGGCTGCCTCAGTAGTTCACGCGCACGTTGCGCTGGGTGACGCCGACTGGCGAGTTCTCGGACGGTGGCGCTGATGGCTGGGGCAGCGCGCGGCCCGCTCGGGTCTTGAGCGAATCCAGGTAAACCGTCAGAGCTGCCTTCTTCTGCGCAATCACGGGCGCTTTGTCGCCCCATTGGGGGGTCAGCTCTCGGATCTTCTGCTTCGCTTCCTCGATGTTCACGCCCGCGCCGGTCGCAGCTCGGAGCGCCGCTTCAGCAAACGAAGATGCAGCCTGTTCAAACTCTTGGCGGCTGGCTGAGTTGAGCGCGTTCTTGGCCGAAGCGCCGACCAGCGGTACAGCGCCTGCGATTTCCGCCATGGTGTTTGGCTTGGATGCCGAGGGATCCTTCGCGAGAACGCGCTCCATGTTGTCGAAGGCAAATTGCGCCTGGGCAACCCATCCGGCCGCCTTGCGCTCGTCTTCTGTCGGGGCGCCGGCACCTTTCCCGGGCTTCGGCACAGCAAGCTGCCCCAAGTCCGTCACGCCCGCGCGCTTGAGTTCGGACACCACGGCGGCCTCGTCGCCTTGCAAGCGCGCAAGCGCCGGCCCCGTGGCTGTCTTCATGGCCTCACGCGTGTTGTGAAGCTCTTGGGCCAGGATTGCCGCGCGTTCACGGTCAATTTCCTTGGTGCCGGCTTTAGGCGCAGGCACGCGCTCGGCCTTGACCTTCTGCGCCTTCTTGAGATCGACGGTCGCCGTCGCAATGGGGTTGGACTGATCCACCTCGCCAGAGAACGGATCAATCACGGATCCATTCGAGGATTGTTTGAACAGATCACCGCCCTTGATGGCACGCTGTGCACCACCGACATCTGCAGCATTTCGCCGGCCGCCAAGCACGTCGTCACGAAGGCCCATGTCCCCGTAGATCTGATCTGCGCGCGCCAGGTCGTCTGGCTTGTTGTCCTTCACGTTGCCCAGCAGCGCGGGAGCCAGTTGCCCGATCAGCTGCCCAATCTTGCTTGTCATGGCCTCGTCCAGCACAGGCGCAGAGCCAGGGCCGATGCCGCTCTCGTCGGCCGGCCCCGGCAGTTCTCGCTCGGGCATCACGCCCGTGTCCTGAAACTTCTTGTAAGCCTGCACCTGTGGGATCGAGACGCCTGCGCGCGCCGACACCGTGCGGTCGAACACCTGAGGCCGGCCTTGGATGATTGAGGTTTCGGCGTTGTCCTGATCAGCCTTGGCCTGGTTCGCGTGTTGGGAGGCAACAGCCTGCGCGATGCGAGACTGGGCTTGCTCTTCCTTGGTGTAGGCGTCCTGGTAAGCATCGCGCCCGCCTCCGACGGCCTGAGCCAAACGGCCAAGGCCTGGGGCTGCGCCACGCAGAAACGAAGAGGTGAAGGACGAGCGAGGCATTCAGTGCTCCATTACGCCCACTGGACGCCTGAGTTTGTTTTGGTCTTGGGCTGGTTGCTCAGGTAGGAGGCCCCCAGGTTGCCGGCTGCGCTGGCGATCTGGCCGTAGGCCGGGGCCTCTACCGCTGATGCATCGTTGCTGGCAGCGCCCGCCATGTTGCGCAGGCTGCTGAACGTGTTCTGCAGATTGCCGGCGAGGTTCGCGCGGCTCTGCCCTTCCTTGGTCAGCAGCAAAGAAGGAGCACGGGTCTTCGCAACTTCACGAGCCAGCGCCGTCAAGTTGTTGCCCTCGCTGACTTGCTTGTCAGCCTTGGCTTTGAGGAAATCGGTCGAGACGTTGCCGTTTCCACCGGCTGTGTCGATCATGCTTCCGCCCGCACCCGTGGACAAGTCCTTCTGAGACTGCTCGTAGGCCTGCTTTTCCTGGGCTGAAAGCGCTTCCTGGCGATTCTGGGCGCCGTACTGCTGCGCTTCCTGCTGCACCAGGTTCGCGGCCTTCTCCGTGGCCTTCTGTGTGTTCTCCAACTGCGCGTTGATGATGTTGCGGCGCTCGTCGGCGGCATCCTGCTGGCCCTTGTAGCTCAGGTAGGTTCCAGCTGCGGCGACGATGTAAGGGATTGCGGTAGCCATGGTGATGCCTCAATTGGTAGGCGTGATCTGGCCGCTGTAGGCCTTGCCGGTACTCTTTGAGCCGGACCCGTACCTGTAGAGGTCACGAGCATCCGCCACACCTTGGGCGCGCTGGCTGTTCTGGTACAGAAGCGGGACATTGGCGAACAGATCACCAACATCGGTCCCCTGCGCCTCTGCTGCAGCACGGTCGCTGTTGATCTTCATCTGGTTCAGCGCCGAACTGATCGCGCTGCCTTGGTCGGTTCCGGCATCGATCGATTGCAGCAGCCCCAAGCGCGTCGATTCATCGCTTGATCGAACGCCCGCGGCAGCTGAGTCCGCCTTGGCGCCGAGGTCCAGCAGGCCGTTGTCGTAGGTGCGCTTGAGCAATGCGTTCTGGTCAATGTCAGTCGAACCACCATTCAAGCCCTGCGCGAAGAGGGAGAACTTCAGCTTGCGAGCCGCGTTGTCGTTCTGCTCATCGACGCGGCGCTTGCCTGCCGTGAATGCGTTGGCACGCACATCGCTGTAGATCTTCTCGCGTGCGGCTTTGTTGGCTTCGGCCTCAGCGTTCAAGCCAGCTGAAGCTTTCGCAACTGCTGCGTCATAGCCTTCTTTGTCGAAGATTGCCGTACTGCCGTTAGCCAGCACGGAGCGCGATTTACCACCAGGCTCTGGGGCCGAGTAGGTTGTGAACTGGGACTTGTCCACGGTGGGCGAGTAGGCTGGCGCCTCGCCAAAGATCAGGTTCAACCGATCCCGGGCCGCTTGCTTTTGCGCCTCGATCTGTGCTTGGCGCGCCGATGCACCGCCATCTCCACCGCCACTACTCATGATGAAATCCTTGCAAAAATGTGGAACGACTCACCGGCATTGCCGCTCATGCGCCGCGTCCCCTCAAACTCCATGCCCAGCCTTTGAGCAAAGCCGGCAGCCGCGCCCCATCCGTCCATGACGTGAGCCTCAATCCGAACGACCCCACCAGCTGCAGCGTTACCGGCCACTGTGCGCGAGAAGCGAATCAGTTTCTTGAACGAACGCATCGAATCAGTGCAACAAAGCCAGGCCACAACGCATTTCTCATTCAACTTTTCCAGCCCAAACATGGCCACGGGCTCGCCGTCCTGCTCCATGAACCATGCCGCGCCATTGGACTGGTATCGATTGATGGCGAAGGTGTCTGGCTTCAGATCCCCCATCATGGCGCGCATCACTTTTGCATCAAGCGCGCGCATCCTCTGGCAGATGTACTGCGCCGCTCCAAGGTTCAGGGTGTGGATGCCATCCATCAGACGGTGCCAAGCCGCTCAAAGTAGAAGGTGGCCGCGTCCAGTTCGAACTCTTCGTCCAGCGAATGTCGGAACACTGGGGCAATGGCCGGAGCCACCACCTCAACGGGCACCACGTCGCCCGGACGGGTATCGCCGCTGATGGTTTGAGCCACAGTTTCCTTGGCCTGGTCGCGTGGGTCGAACTTGAACGACACCATGGGACCGCCTTGCATCACGTAGTCAGCGCCGATGAACTGCTTTGACACGCCCGGGGTTTTGGCGTCCTGGAAGGCCATTTGCACCTCGACATCCACCAACGTGCCGTTATCGGTGAACTGAGCAGCGTCGAAGCTGAACAATTGGTCTTCTGTACGCAAGTAGACCCTGCCGCCTTGCGTCGTCACCGCCTTGATGGAGTAAGGGAAGGTGTACTCAGACCAGCAAGCAATTTTTGAGGACTTGCTGAAGGTGTAGGCCCATACCTTGGAGGTCGCCCCTACGTCCAGCATGGCCCAGTACTGGCCAAGCTGCGGAATCCATACCCCGAAGGTCTGCTCCGGGTCAACCTGCGCCGCAATCAGTGCCAGGTCAACCTGAACCAACGGGTCGATGGGCACGCCCACGTCGGTGTCATCGATTCGGTTGCTGATGGCCTGCACCGACATGGACCGAAATCCAAATGGCGATAGAAACACCAGGTCGGAGGCGAACGAGGCCAGCGACAAGGCCGCCGAGGTGCCAACGCCGAAGATGCGTTTACTGATGGCGTTGGATGTGGGGTCAACCGCCACGTTCCAGATCTGCGCCGATTCCTCGAAGAACACCACCAGGCTGTCCTGGAAGGTGCCGACGGCGGTAGCGATGGATTTGGTGTCTTGCTGCAGGCTCACCGGGAGAAATCCGGCGTCATTGGCCGTCGTCCAGTCGCGCGGGTTGCCGGCAGCGCAGTAGCGAACCACCTCGCCGCCGATGGCGAACACCCGACTGGCCGCTTTGGTGACGCTGATGGTCTGCGGGCAGTTCGTGTCCGTGATCGGCGTGGTGGGGTTTGTGTCCACGTAGTGGTGGGCTAGCACGCCGGCGCTGTACTCGGCCACGACGTAGGGATAGCCGGTGAACACGTCGGCGTAGTGGATGCGCACCAGGGTCTGGCCTGGGGCCGACGCAGGGATGTCCAATTCAATGGTGTCCAGCAGGGCCGGCGCCACGAAGGATGAGCCACGGTCAACGAACACCTTCAGCCGGCCACTGATCGACTCCAGGCCGAAAGAGCCCGTCAGCCCCGATGCTTCCAGTTTCAGGCCCGGGCGCTTGCGGATGCGCTTGCCCAGGGTCACAAAGGCATTGCGAAGAGTCCAGAGGCGGTTGGCCTCCTGCACCTTGATGTCCAGCCGCCGGTCAAGGCCGCCAGAGAAGTCCTGGTAGGTGATGGCTGGCATCAGTCAACATCCCGGCCGACCACCAGCGGCTTGCGCTCCAAGGGGCCAGGATCGCCGCGGCGGTACACGCCATTGGAGCCAAAGGACTGCCCGCGCAGACTGCCCAGCAGGCTGTTCAGTTGCCCCTGGTAGGTGGCGGCATCCGGCTGGCGGTAGTGCGCCTTGGCGTTGGCAAGCGCGTGCAAGAAGATCATCTCGTCATCGAGCGTGGCGTTGTCGCCGTTCTCTGTGAAGCGCCCAAGGTCTTTGACGTACCAGACGCGCACGTTGTAGACCTGGTCTGCCTGTGGAAACAGCAGGATCTGGGCGTAACGCTCGTACCGCTGCGGGTAGCTTTGCACGTCCATCAGCGACCACATCTCGGTGGTGATGCCCTCTGTCAGTCGCGTGTAGTCGCCGTTGTACGGGTACTCCAGGCGCAGCACGCGCTGGTCGCGCTTGCAGGCGTTGGGGTAGTCGATCTGGTTTTGACCGACCCCCAGGGGCTTGTCCTCGTACTCGATCAGGTGGCGCCAGTCCTGAAGGCGGTACAGCTGAGCTTGGCCATTGCGCAGGAATGAATCGATCAGGGCCTGATTCGCACCACCAGACGGCCCCATACCGCCCATGCCCAAGCGGGCCAGGATCTCAGCGCGGAGGGTTTCCAGGGTGCGGTAGGCCATGGCTTACTTCTTGGCCGCAGTCTTGCGGGCCGCCTTCTTGGCTGCTGGCTTGGCCACGGGTGCCGCCTCACCTGCATCACCTGCAGCTTCTTGCTCGGCCTGCAGCAGCTGCGCGTCATTGGATGCATCAGGCTGCACGTCACCGATCACCGTGCCGTCGGCTGCAATCTCGATCACGCGGGCCGATTGCGCCTTGTAGCGCGCCTCGTCGGCCGTGATGTCCACCTGGGTGCGGGTGCCGCACGATTTTTCGATGAGGTAGGGCATGGAGTGCTCCAGTTAGACCAGTTCGGCGCCGGCTTCTTCAGCCAGGGCCAGCAGTTCTTCGCGTGTGGCGCCGTCAGGGATGGCCTGGCCGTAGCTGTGCACCAGCTGTACCAGCTGCGCGTCGGGCAGGTCGGACAGTTCGGGCGAGCCGATGGCGCTGGTGAACTTGCGCTCGTTGAAGCGCCCATAGGCCAGGATCACGGCGGAGGTCGAGCCCTTGCCGTCTTCATCAGGCACAGAGCCATAGATGGACTTCAGGCGGTTGTATTCGGACTCAGCATCTCCGAAGAAAACGAAGCCGATGCCGGCACTTTCGCTAGGACGGGGGATCACATCCTGTTTGCCGCTCATGGGCTGGTGGATGATCATCGATCGGTCGGGCTTACTGGTGTAGCCCTCGTCCAGCACAGCGGGGTCGAGGTCTTCCACGGAACCCTCGCCGAAGATCGCTTCGAGGATTGGCTTCTCGTGCTCCCAGGCCACACGAGGCGTGGAGGTGGTCACGTCATCGGAGCGGTTGATCTGGATCAGCACGCGGCGGGAAAGAAACTTCTCAGGGGATTCGGAGACTTCGGCGGGGTTGCGGGCCATGGCGGTGGTTCCTTATTGATCGCGGTGTCGGCGGCCACCAAAAAGGGGCCGGGAAGTTACCCCCGACCCAAAAGCCCGGTGCCGCCGCACCAGGACCGCAGGCAAGCAAAACAAAAAGGCGCACCCCCGGCCTGTGAGCAGGGATGCGCCTAGGTCCATCAAGCCAGGGCCAGCGCGCAGTGCGCGTTGCCACGGTTCATGGTCAGTGCGCCCTTCCAGGTCACGGCCCAGTAGTACTCGTACCGGTCGTAGGCGCGGGGGGGCTTGCGATTCTTCATGTCGTGCCCTTGCAGGGGGCGCAACGTGATGTGGTTGGTGTTCAGGAAGTAGGCGCGCTTCTCCCAGGGGGTGGCCGGGCCGAAACGGGCGTCCAGTTCGGCGAACTCGGGCGACCATTCCATGTCCACGCCGTGGAACGTGCACATCTTGGTGCCGCCTTCGATCACCTTCTCGTTGGAAGGACCGAAGTCGATGCGGCCATAGGTGCCCAGCACGAAGTTGCGGTAGCCGTCCAGGTAGGTCGAGCCCACCAGGATCAGGTCAGGCCGGCCGCCGTTGCGGACGCAACCACGCCATGCCACTTCCATCTGGTTCAGGATGGAGCCGGTGCCCACCGTGGTGGTGATGCCGGTGGCCGTGTTGTTGCGCCAGTAGGCGTTGGCTGCCACGGAGCGATCGATGCCGCCGACCACACCAGTGGTGGGGGTCAGCGAGACCAGGGCGTCCAGGCCGGTGATGGCGTCGGTGCTTTGGGTGCCGTCGATGTGCAGCTGGTAGCTGAACTGCTCTTGGAAGCCCAGGCGCAGCACTTCGGCCTGCTCTTCGAAAAGGTTGGTCAGCTGGATCTTCTCGGCATCCGATGCCACACCGGTCTTGCCGCTGTCATCGATGGTGATGCCGTTCTGGGCCAGGCGGTCCTCGTCCAGGGCCAGGCCGTCATGGCACGAGCGCCAGGCGAAATTGGCTTGGCGCAGGGTCTGGCGACGGTTGTAGGTGACGACTGACGAGCCGTTGAACCATTGGAAGTTCGAGCCGTAGCCGGTGCGCAGCTGTTCAACGATGAACTGCTTGGCGCCGGGGGCTTCCTTCTTCTTGGCCTGCAGGGCCTTGAGCAAAGGACGGTCGAGGGCGACTTGATCGACTGGCTTCTTGGCCAGGTAGAAGTCGAGACCGGCATAGCCAGCTTCGATGACTTCTTGTGCGGTAAAAGGCATGGTGTGCTCCGAGTGCAAACGTGGGAAAGACAACTGCTTTGCGGAGACGAATCCGGCGTTACGTCACGTTTGCGCTCGGTGAACTGCGCTCACACCATGGGACAAAAGAACGGCGCAGATTGCGAGGCCTGCTTACGCTTTCAGCGACCGCCGAACATGGCTTCCATCATGGTTTTGGGTGCCTGTGAAGGCGTCCCGTTGCCTGTGGTACGCAATGTGCTGGTTGCTGGGGAAAGTGTGCGCTGGCTGGCTGCCACTTTTTTGATCAAGTTGTATTGCTGCTGAACCTTGGCGGCCCAAAGGTTGGGAGGCACGCCCTCCAGCAGGCCGTCCTGCACAGCGGCCAGCAACTGGCCTTCGATGGCCGAGTAGTCCATGTCCGTACGCTGCATGGTCTTGCAGAACTGGTCGATCTGACCCTGCGCGGACTGGATCGCCTGCTGGCTTTGCTGCTCGCGCTGCTGCACCTGCTGCTGTTGCTGTTGGATCTGCTCGCGCTGCTGATCGGCCAGGCGGCGGCGCCCCAATTCCATGGCATCCTGCTCGGTCATCTGCAGGCTGTCCACACGTTCGCGGAGATCGGGGTGCTGGGCCAGCGGATCAGCCGTCAGGTGTTGGCCGGTCATGGCAGCCAATGCCTGCATCTGGCCTTGAAGGATTTGCGTTGCTGCCTGGTAGTCGCCGCGGTTGAACGCACCGGCGAACTGGCTGAACAGGTCGAACTGCTCGCGCTGGATGCCGTTCTGCTGGAAGGTCTCGCGAACGTAGTTCAGTTGGGGCTCAACCTCGGCGCGCCACTCGGTCAACTCCTTGTTGGTATTGACCAGGGTCTGGAAACGCTGCTGGGCCTTCTCGCTCAGGCCCTCGGGCATCTTGTGCGGGTCTTCCTCGACCACGGGGGCCAAGGGATCGACAGGCTTTGCCGCAGGCGCTGCGCCGGGTGCTGCCGGTGCGCCAGGCTGGCCGGCTGCCGCTGCGGCCTCCTGCGCCGCCTTCTGGGCAAAGCGGCCCAGTTCATCTCGGGGCTGGCCGTTGGCATCGAGCGGCGGCGTGATGGCCGCGCTCATGGCCTCCAGCATGGTGGTGGGCTTGGCCACATCGGACACCACGGCGCCAGTGTCCACCGGCTCAGCGGCCGGCGTGCTGGTGATGTCGGGCGAGCCGCCCAGGTCTGAGCCTTCACCGTCTTCAGGACGGCGGAGGATGCGGGTCAGGAAGTTGAAACGGCGGATGTTCATGATTTATTGCGGCTGCATGGCCGGGTCTGCTGCGGGATCGATGGGCGCGCTGTCCATGGGTGGCAGCGGCTGTTGCGAGAGTTCTGGAGGCATGCCGGTCGGCATCGCGCCGTCCGCGCCAGGCTCCATCGGGGGCGGTGCTGGTGCCGGGACCGCGCTCATGTCCGGTTGTTCACCGGCCTCGATGGCTTGGCGTGCGGCCACAAAGGCGGGGATCGCCTGAACCGGGTTTGCGCTGGTTGCCAGCGTGGTAGCCGCGGTGATGTAGCCCTTCTCCTGCTCTTCCTTGGCCTGCTGCAGTTCCTGCATGACCACCTGCAGCTGTTCCTTCATGGCGTTCAGCTGCTGCATGAGCTGCGCGGCATCGGGCTGGCCGTCGGACTTGGGCGGCAAAAGCTGCTCGATGTCCAGGCGTTCCTCGAACCGGCGCAGGGTTTCGCGGGTGAGCACGATGATGGCCTGTGCCAGCGCGTCCTGGCCTTGTGCGCGAAGCTCGGCCACCTGCTGGATGGCTTCCTTGATGACCGGCAACAGCTTCGTCCACCGGTCTTGCTCCTGCAGGCGGTCGGGCCGGCCGGTCGAACCGCCCTTCACTTCGATGTCGATGGCGTCGAAGATCTCTTCCACGTTCATGATCGGCCACGTGGCGCCAGGCCCGGCGATGCGCTGCACCTCCTGCTCGGTCATGCGGCGAAGCATGATCTCGACGGCGTACTGACCCACCTCGGACAACAGGTCTTCGATGGAGTCCTGGCGTTCCTGGCTGCGTCCGCGCAGGCCCTGGGACAGGATCTCGGCTTCGGTGGCCGTCTTGGCCTTGAGCACAGAGCCGCGGGCAGCGTCACCGCCACCGATGATCATTTCCATGTACAGGCGGAACATGTCAGTGCTGTACACCTGCGGGTCGATCTTGGCCAGGGAGCCCACGAAGATGTCGTTTGTGATGGGGGCCGTGCCCACGCCCTCGATCATGACGATGTCGCCGCCGTTGCGATTTCGGATGCGCGTGATGTCCTCGTCGGTCAGGGCCCCGCCCTTCCGCACCAGGTTGATCGGCCGCGAGTCGCGCCGGTCATCCACAAAGTCGTCCAGCGATTCGTTGCTAAGCTTCACCAGGGGGTCGGTCAGTTCAACGTCGGACAGCGGATAGAAGCTGCCATCGATCTCGTTGAAACCCACCCCAAAGAACGGGTACCAGCGCTTGCCGGTCCAGTTGGGAGACTCGGGCTGTTTGCAAAAGCCCTCTTCACCGTCGCAGATCGTGAACACACGGTTGCTGTCCTGATCCCAGATTTCCCACACACAAAACAGTTGGCTGGTCTTGTCGCCGGTCGATGTTTCCTGCATCTGGGCAGAGCCGGCCTGCTCCTTGTAGTACTTGGCCTTGGTGGGCTCGTAGCCGAACAGCGCCTTGTACTTGTCCTTGGTCATCCAAACGCGGTGGGCCATGGCAGAGGCTGACTCGTAGTCGCCGAAGCATCGCACCGAATCGTCCAGGATCAGGATGTCCTCAGACATGGCGAAATCGACCACCAGGCCTTTGACGATCGACACCTCGGACTGGGACTGGATGCCCGCCATGGTTTGCGTCACCTTGGCCGCTGCCAGATCCTGGTCTCGGCCATTGGTCTCGTCCAGCGCCTGGCGCTGGACCTGCAAGGTGTCGATGTTGTCTTGGGTATCCTTGAGCGCATTGATGATCAGCGGGTCGGTGCGGCGGTTTTCCTGCCATGTCACCTTCCACCAGCCGACGGATGTAGCGAAGGCTGAGCGCAGAAGCTGCTTGGCGCGCTTCTTCAACTTCGCATCCTTGACCAGCACGCGGCCCAGCAAGACCTGGGCGGTCTCGGCGAAGAGCTTGACCGCCTCCATCTCCTGCTCGCTGACGCGCGCCGTGGGGGTCACAGAATACTCGGGGTCTTTGGCGTAAATCTGAGGCACCAGCATCGCCTGATTGGCGAAATGCAGATTGGCCTTTTGCTTTTCGTTGGTGTTGCCAGCCTTCTGACCGCGCAGCAACTTGCGGTTCACCTCGAACTGCTTGAACTCAGTCTTGTGACGCTCCTGGGCCGCATCGATGCGCTTCTTCCAGTCCTTGGCCAGGGCCTTGTCCTGCTCTGAAGGCTCGGGGCGCTCGGCTGGCTGGCCTGGCACCTGCATCTGAGGCGGCTGGGCTGGGTTCTGCGGCACCGATGCGGCACCAGGAGGCGTCATGGGCATGATTAAGCTGCCACCCCGGCGAAGAAGCTGCCAGAGGTGTAGGCAGTGATCACGCCGCGCAGGTAGCGCGGCAAGCGCACTTCAGCGCGGAAGCCGGCATTGGTGGCCACGGCGCCCAGCGTGGATTTCGCGGGGGTGCTGACGCTGCCCGCGCTGTTGGTCACGCCAGATCCGGTGCGGACTGGTGCCTCTGCGCCTGCGGTATTGGCGCCGGCCGCAAAGTCGGCATAGGAGCCGTAGGCCTCGAAGTCCACCGTGCCCACCAGGTTGCCGAAAGTTTCCAGCAAGGCCGAGTGGTTCTGCATCAGCGGCGTTTCGTCCAGGATCAGCGCAGCGCGGGGCGTTCCGCCGTGGACGCCGTTGCCCGCAGAGCCGACCAGCTGGGCGGTGTTCGTGCCGGTGAACTTCAGATCCCACTCGCCATTGGCGTTGGTGTTGCCGGTGATGCCGGCCACGGCCAGACGCTTGTCATCGGCCAGGCCATGGTTGGCCGCCAGGGTGATGACGATGGGCGTGGCGTTGGTCGAGCCGGTGATCAGGATGAGGTCAGCAGCCGAACCGGCCGAGCCCAGAGAAGTGCGCTTGATGGACATGTGATTTCCTATGCCGTGGACCGCAGCGGCCGGGGCAGACTACGGACCTGCCATCCGGGTACGAAGCGAAGGGCCGTACCGCCCGGGGTGATCAGTTCGCCGGAGGCTCTTCGCTGACAGCGCCAGCGCTCAGCACGATGTCGTCGCCACGCAGCACGCGAATAGCCGCGGCGTCGTGCTCGAATTGGTCTGATTTGTCAGCAGGCGCGGCGGTGGCCAGCTTCATGCGGTCCAGGGCGCCGATGGTTTCCAGGCGAGCCAGGGAGGCCGCAGCCTCTACCAGGTTTTCGTCTTCCAGATCCAGCAGGCTGATGGTGTCGCCCAGGCCTTGAGCGGCCATGGCGTCGGCCACTTCACGGGTGTCGGCGTGGATGATGATCGTGTCGCCGCCGACGGTGCAGCCGCCTTGGGAGGTGGCCACGTTCACACCATCGAGCCAGCCGGCCACGGTGTAGACGTAGAACGGCTCGCCGTCGCTGTCGTGCCCGTAGTACTCGAAGAGAACCACAGGGTCATCCAGGCGCTTCAGCTCATCGATGCTGAGGCGGCGGCGGTAGGAGAAGTCTGGTGCGACGTTTGCGGCTGCGATGCTCATGCATGCATTGAGCCGCTTTCAGGTCACACTTTTTTGATCGAATGAGCCCTATGCGCCCATGCGCTTTTTCTGAGCCTCGTCCTGCTGGATGATCCAATCGAGAGTCCACGGCTTGGGGCCGGTACTCTTCGGCTTGTGCACGCGCGAGATCGGTCGGGCCATGCAGGCGTACCGCACATCGTCGGCCACGTGGTCCTCAAGGTCGGAGTTGATGTCCTCCATCTTGTGCTCGTCGTGCTGCAACGGTGGCACGGTGCGCCACCAGTCGGTGCAGTTCTCGGTGACGAATAGCATCGCAACGCCGTCGTCCACGTCTTCCCAGGACAAGCGGCTGTACATCTGCTGCCAGCCGGTGATGCGGGTGTTGTCGGCAGGCCTGAAACGCACCTGGTGCGACTTGATCATGCGCTCGATGATGCTGGGCCCGCCGTCTTCCTTCCACATGCTGGGGTCGGCCGGGCTCATCTCTTCGTGGATCTTCTCGCCACGCTCGCGGTCCTTGATGCCCTTGGCTACAGCCTCGGCCGTCATCTTCAGGCCAGTATTCGGGATCGCGGCGCCTGTCTCGGCCACCTTGCAGCCGTACCACTCCTTGTAGCGGATCAGGGCATTGCGCGGGATCTTGCGGTCGGCATGGCCGCGCAGGTTACTGACCAGGTCCGACAGCCACGTGTCTTCATCGACCACCACCCACCAGCCCACACTGAAGGGCTTGGCGCTGCCCCAGTCCATGGAGCGGAAGCGCGTCCAGTGCTTGGGCGGATCGAACGTGGGCAGCTGGTGCACCTGCGTGCTGATGTTGTCGAAGAAGGCGCCGGCTACCACGTTCCAGTCACCGTGCCGCATTGCCTTGACCAGTTCAGCAGAGCCCAGCCCCTCCAGCTTGCCCTCGTAGTCCTCGGCGTCCACGTGCTCGTTGTCTTCCAGCAGCGCGGGGATGAACTGGCGAAGCATGCCACCCTCGCTCTTGGGCATCCGGCGCACCTCGAAGGGCTTGGCTCCATCAATGAACGAGGCTTTGACGAACTGGTGCCCGATGTTGCCCGGGTTGCTGCCGGCCACCAGCAGGGGGATTTTGGCCTGCAAGTTGACGCCGAACTTGACCTTGAAGAAGTCGATGGCCCACTGGGGAACCACCAGGCCGGGCGCACGCATCCGGCCGCGCAGGAACCGATACACGATCTCGGTGAACATGGTCAGCTCATCGATCAGCAGCACGTGGATTTCGGCGCCCTGGTACTTGAACCGGTCCTTGTCGTGCTGGCAGTGGCAAAGGAAGATCTTGGAGCCGTTCCAGAACCTGATTTCCTCGGCCACGATCTTGGCGTGGCCCGAGGCGATCAGGCCGCCCAGCATTTCAGGAAAGCCGCCAGTGCCCTCCATGTGGTTCTTGATCAAGTCGTCGTAGGTGCGCCGGAAGAGGTAGACGTTCAGGCCCGGGATCATCCCGCACAACAGGATGGCCAGGGCGCGCATGAAATAGGACTTCCCGCCGCCTGCTGCGCCACCGTACAGGATCTCCGTGGCCTCGCTCTGGATGGCGATTGACTGCTTGTCGGTGAATTCGACGTTGAAGGTGGGCGCGGTCATGCGTCAAAAACATAAAGATCGTTTTGCTTGCATGCGTTGCAGCCAATCGCAACATGCCCAGGAGCAAATCCCGTTTGCCCTCCGTAGTCAACACCAGCAGTCCCGCTCATCGCCACCTGATCGCTTTCGCAATTTCGGCAGATGATCTTGAACCGGACGCGGATTTCATCAATGCTCTCTTGATCCATCACTTCCCCCTCACGGTCACATTGAACACGGGCGCCGCTGCCTGCAGCGGGTTGCCCTCACCGTCGGTTACTGCCAGCTTGTCGCCGTACTCCTTCGGCGCGATCTTGGAGGCCTTCCACCGGTAGTGATGGGCCAGCTCCTTGGCCTTCATCAGATCCAGCTTGTCCTTGGCGTTTGTGATCGCCTCCACGGCCTGCTCTTCGAAGGCCTGGGCACTGAGCCGGCGAGACTCTTGCACCCTGCGGCTGCGCTCGGCGTCGGCCGCTACCCACTCGATCACCGACCAGTGCGTGATGCCCAAGTCCCGCGCAATCTCGCGGTAGAACTTGCCGGCGATGATCATTTCGCAGATCTCATCGATGCCCAGGGCGTCGAGCATGGCCACGATCTCACCATGAGCGCGGCGCGGCTTGGCTGGTACTGCTGGTGTGTCCACGCTCACCCCACAAACGGCAAAACCCGAGTCTCCCCGGGGTTGGTGATCGCTTCAATGCGCGCGGCGATGTCGCCGTGTTTGCGCATGTGCTCCTGGTACTGCACGGGGCAGTGCTTGGCATACAGCGCCAGGATGACCTGGGCGTCGGAGTCGCGGGGCTCGCCACCCTCGGCCCAGTTCTGCACGCTGGCCACGTAGCGTGAGCACTTGCGGCCCACCTCCTGGTAGCTGATACCTGCCTTCTTGAGGTCACGCAGGATGGTGAACCAGTCGCGGCGTTTGCTGATCATGATTCTTCTCCGAGAGGCAATGCACCAATCCCGCCCTTGATCGAGGCCTCATCCCGACGGGCGTTGATCTCCACCTGCAAAGACAGATTGACCTGCCCGGCAAGCATGGCAATGGACTTTGCCTCGTTCGAATCCATCTTTCCGGCTTTGACGGCCTCGATGGCATCGATCAGCATTTCGCGCAGTTCACCGGTTTTGGTTGCCATTTGCTTTCCTGTTCTCTCGGATGAGTTTGTTGGTCAGGTTCTTGATTTGCCACGTGGCCCGCTCCATGTCGGCGAGCGGGCGAATTCGGTTCCAGCAACTTGTGCACATGACGGCCTTGCCTTGCGTGAAGCTGTCGCACATTGACCGGTAGTGCACTCGCTTGGCAGATCCGAGCCGGCCGCATTGGTCACACGCATGAATAGGCGTGTACCAGGCGTGGTGAGAAACGAGCGCGCGCCCAGGCTTGCCATCGGCCTTGATGTAAATCTCGTACCAGTGCTCGGTCCGGCAAGAACTGGTGTTCTTTGGCTGCGGGCCGCACACGTACAGGACAGGGCGCTTACGCTCTTTCACGCCTCAATCTCCTGCTGCACCCTGGCCGTGGCCATGGGCGTGATTGTCACCACCACCCGGGCGCCGTGCTCGTCGGGCTCCATGCGCTCCAGGATGATGCGGCGGTGCTGCTTGTCGTCCACCCAGGCGATGCCGTTCAGCGCATCGCTGAGCACCTTTTCGCAGTTGCCCAGGTCGATGCACTGCACGCTGTCGTCCCAGCCTTCGCCCAGCTTTCTCTGGCGTGTCTTGTAGTCCTGGGGTCGGTTGGGGTAGAGCTGCACCAGGAGCTGCACGCGGCCAGTGATGGGCGTCTTGATGCCCGCGGCGATCGCGCGCCAAGCAACGTCCGCCTTGTAGGCCTTGGCCTCCTTGGTGGGCACGATGCTGATGTGCTTGCCGAGATTGACCGGGCGCCAGTA